GGGAGATCCAACATGCCATTTCAAGTAAGTCCTGGCGTCAATGTGTCCGAAATTGATCTTACCACCGTTGTTCCTGCTGTTTCTACAACAGAAGGTGCAATCGCTGGTGCGTTCCATTGGGGTCCAGTTGACCAACGCATTCTGATTGATTCAGAAATTAATCTAGTGAACCGCTTCGGTAAACCAACTAACCACAATGCAGAAACATTCTTTACTGCAGCTAACTTCCTGTCTTATGGTAACCAGCTGTACGTGACACGTGCTGCAAACACCACGGTAGCGACTACTACTACAATTACATATGCAAACGGTGCGAGCGCGTCTCTAGCAGCGAACGCTATCTCTAGCTATACAGCTATTGCAAACACTGGTACTCCTACAAACCGTGTTAAGTTCAACATCAAGAACCGCGACGACTTCGAATCGAAGCAGTCTTCGTTCAGCGCTGATAACGACGGTGTAGTGTTGTACACAAGTAAGTATCCAGGCGCTTTCGGCAATTCGTTGCGTGTATCTCAAGTCGATACAGCAGCTCAGTTTGGCCAGACAATTGACCTTACACCAAACTCATTCATTACAAGCACAGGCACATCGATTCGCTTCGTTGTTGGAAGTAACGCTGCTATTATTGCGGTTACTAACTCATCTTCTGGTGCACTTTCGGATGCTGCTAACGTCGTTAACACCACATTCGGTTCGCTGAATATCGGTGACGTTGTGTTGGCTGGTAATTCTACCGTCGGTTTCCAACGTATCAAAGTATCGTCTTTCACAGCTTTGGATGCAAGCGATAATAGCGCTAACTTGGTATCTACTGTATGGTCAGACCTTGATCCATTCTCTAACTCAACTCACTATTACGCTATCGTCAACTTCGAAACCAACTACGCGTTGTCCTCGAATGTGAACATCGATACTTTCAAGCGTGAGTGGGAGTATGCGTATCTGTTTGATAACGCACCAGGTACATCTTCATGGCAAGCTTCAAAAGGTGCTAACACATCTGTCGTTGATGAAGTCCACGTCGTTGTTGTGGACCGCCAAGGTTCGTTTAGCGGCACTCCAGGTACCGTGCTTGAAGCATATGCTGGATTGTCTCGTGGTACTGATGCTAAGACCGATGATGGAGCATCTAATTACTACATGAACGTGATCAACGATACATCGAACTATATCTGGTCGACCAATTATCGTCCAGGAGCTACTACAGCGCGTTCAGTTGCATCGCTTGCTTCCTCGACAGAAACTGTACCATTTACAGCTAACATGGCTGGTGGTAGCGATGGACTGTCTGAGACTGATCTGTTGTTGGGCGACTTGTTGCGCGGCTACGATCAGTACGCATCTGCGGAAAGTCTAGACGTGTCCTTCCTGTTGCAAGGTAAGGCTCGCGGTTTGAACGATGCACAGGTTGCTAACTATTTGATTCAAAATATCGCCGAAGTCCGTAAAGACTGCGTCGTGTTTGCATCCCCACCATCTTCAGCAGTCGTGAGAAATGCTGGCAACGAAAGAGATGCTGTCATCGCTTTCCGTAACGCTATCACATCTTCTTCATATGCAGTGCTTGACTCTGGATACAAATATCAGTATGATCGTTACAACGACGTATACCGCTATATTCCATTGAACGGTGATACTGCTGGTTTGTGCGTACGTACAGATTCAGAGCGCGATCCGTGGTTCTCGCCAGCCGGCTTCAACCGCGGTCAAGTTAAGAGCATTGTCAAGTTGGCTTACAACCCAGCTAAGGCAGATCGTGACGAATTGTATAAGAAGGGCGTGAACCCAGTTGTTACATTCCCAGGCCAAGGAACAATATTGTTCGGCGATAAGACAGCTCTGGCTCGTCCAAGCGCATTCGATCGTATTAACGTACGTCGTTTGTTTATCGTACTGGAAAAAGCGATTGCTACTGCTGCCAAGTCTATGTTGTTTGAATTCAACGATCCGTTTACAAGATCGCAATTCAGAAACATTGTTGAGCCATTCTTGCGTGACATTCAAGGTCGCCGTGGCATCTATGATTTCAAAGTGGTTTGTGATGAAACAAACAACACCGGCGAAGTCATTGATCAACAACGTTTTGTTGGTGATATCTACATTAAGCCTGCAAAGTCAATCAACTTCATCCAATTGAATTTCGTGGCTGTGAGAACAGGCGTCGAGTTCAACGAAGTAGTTGGATCGGTATAAGCGGTTTTAACACTCACTAAATAAACATAACGGAGAAAACAAATGGCATTTAATATCAATGAAATTAGAAGCCAATTGACTTTAGGTGGTGCTCGTAACTCGCTTTTCCAAGTGCAGATCACCAACCCAGTCAATGGCGTAGCGGACATCAAGGTACCTTTCATGGTCCGCGCAACCACAATCCCAGAGGCAACTCTGGGTGTCATCGAAGTACCGTACTTTGGCCGCAAGATCCGTCTTGCTGGCGATCGTACATATGGTACCTGGACTGTGCAAGTGTTGAATGATGAGGACTTCTTGATTCGCAACGCACTCGAAGAGTGGTCTAACAAGATCCAAACCTTCGAAGGCAACATCCGCGATTTTGGATCTTCGAGTCCTTTGCAATACAAGCAAACAGCATCAGTGATTCAGTATTCTAAGACAGGCACGCCTATCCGTGAATATAGATTCAATGGAATCTTCCCAACCACGATCTCTAGTATCGATATGGATTGGAACTCCACTGAC